GGCTATGGGACGTAGCAGTATGTCCAAGCAGGTTTCAAAGCCTCCACAAAAGAAAAAGTGGAGTGCTAAAAGAAAGCGGTCTGTAAATTGTGCCAGACCAAAAGGTTTTTCCGAAAAAGCATATTGTGCAGGGAGAAAGAAACGTGGCAAAAGCTAAGAAAAAAGGCGGTAAAATTTGTCCAGAGGGAAAAGCGTGGGCAAAGAGAACCTTTGATACATACCCATCAGCTTATGCAAATCTAGCCGCATCAAAATACTGCAAAGATCCAAACTATGCCAAGAAAGCCAAAGGCGGTAAGCGTAAGGGCAGAAGAGATGGAGGTTTAATACAGTCTCCTGTTAAGGCCATGAAGAATGGTGGAATAATTACCACAGGTTGTGGAGCCGTCATGTCTGACCGTAAGAAACAAACAATTAGAGTATAGGTTTAAAAATGGGTGTAAATTCAAAGGGTAAAAAAAGAATACAAAAAGTAATTAAAGGGCTTAAAAAAGCTTCTAAATTACATGCTGGTCAGGCTAAAACTCTAACTGGAGTGATTCGTGGCAAGAAAAGATCCAGTAAAAGGAACGGGTAAAAAACCCAAGGGATCTGGCAGACGTTTGTACACTGATGAGAACCCGAAAGATACTGTCAGGATAAAATATGCCACTGCTCAAGATGCCAGAGATACGGTAGCAAAGGTTAAGAAAGTTAAGAAACCGTTTGCTAGAAAGATACAGATACTGACGGTGCTAGAGCAAAGAGCAAAAGTGGCTGGTAAACAGGAACAAGCTAGGATAGCCAAGCGAGGCAAAGAAGCAATTAGGAGACAGTTTGGCAAGGCTTAGATACGATAGATTTTATTATAAACCTTTACCTGATGAAGTGACAATTGGTGAAAGTGATATAGAGGGTTTAGGAATATTTGCCACAGAAAGCATTGAAGAGGCTTTTGATTTAGGTAGTACACATATTAAAGTGCCCATGATTGCTGGGTATATTAGAACTCCACTGGGTGGTTTTATAAACCATTCAGAAGAGCCAAATTGTTATTTAGCGTTGTCTCAAGATTGGGATGATTACAAAGTCTACAACTTAGTGACTCTTCACAAGATAGAAGAAGGTGAAGAGATAGTGCTAGACTACGATATGTGAAATAAGGGTTGTGCGATGGGTGAGTTAAAAAAATGGCTCAAACAAAACTGGGTACGGATCGGAACAGACGGGAAGATCAAAGGACCCTGTGGCACAAGCAAAGATAAAAAGAATCCTGATCGCTGTTTACCAGCAGGAAAGGCCAGGAGTCTTTCACGTTCCGAACGTGCAGCAACCGCTCGAAAAAAGAAAAAAGCAGGAGCGAAGGGTAAAACTGTAGTCGCTAACACGCCTAGAGCAAAGGTGAGAACAAAGCGCAAAACCAAAAAACTGTAACTAAGGAGTAATGTAAGATGCCAGGTCGCAAAAAAGCCAAAGGCGGTATGATGAAGAAAGCCAAGGGTGGAATGATCAAGAGAGCCAAGGGTGGAATGGTTAAGAAAGCCAAGGGTGGAATGATCAAGAGAGCCAAGGGTGGAATGATCAAGAAAGCCAATGGTGGGATGGTTAAGAATGCTAAAGGCAGTATGGTTAAGAAAGCCAAGGGTGGAATGATCAAGAAAGCCAAAGGTGGAATAATTAAGAAAATGAACGGTGGTGTTGTTAGGCGTTCTAAAGGATCTATGGTCAAGAAAGCCAAAGGCGGCATGGTTAGAAGAGTCTTTTAATGGCAACTTCAGGATCAACAGACTTTGATCTTGACGTTGCAGATGTAATTGAAGAAGCCTACGAAAGATGTGGGCTTGAATTACGAACAGGCTATGACGCTAAAACTGCACGTCGGTCATTGAATATTATGTTCTCTGAATGGGCGAACCGTGGGGTAAACCTATGGACAGTTCGTCAGGGCACGTTAACTGTGACATCAGGCACGGCTGCTTATACGTCAAGCAACGGATTAGCTACTCCTATGAGTGATATTCTTGAAGTTGCTATTCGTCGCAGTGGTACAGATTTTAGTGTTGATCGTATAAGTCGTAGCGAGTTTTTAAATATTCCCGTTAAAACCACAACAGGAAGACCTTCACAGTTTTACTTCAACCGTCAGATTAGTCCTGAGATTACGCTTTGGCCTACACCAGAGAACAGTTCTGACATACTTGTGTATTACTACATCACTAGGATAGAAGATGCCGACACTTTGGTTAACACAACAGATTTGCCGTACCGTTTTTTACCTTGCATGGTTGCTGGTCTGGCTTACTATCTTGCCTTGAAACGAGCTCCAGAAAGAGTGCAACTGTTAAAAGTAGTGTACGAAGAAGAGTTCCAACGTGCGGCAGACGAAGACGAAGATCGAGTGTCTTTGAAGCTTCAGCCAGATATCCAGTACATAAGGTTTTGATATGGCTAGGTACGCTTCCGCAAGAAAAACATACGGCATCTCAGACAGGTCTGGGTTTCGCTATCGTCTTCGTGAGATGCGTAAAGAATGGACGGGGTTGATTGTTGGACCAGATGAATATGAGCCAAAGCATCCACAACTAGAAGCACCCAACAACATATCTGATCCGCAAGCTGTTCGTGACCCGCGTCCAGATCAAACAGAAACTGTTTCTGTTTTTACTCTTACGGATTCAGTTGGATTACCCACAGCAAGGCTAGTGTCTTTTGGTCAAGTGGGTAAGGTCACGGTGACAACATGAGTTTTACTTTTGCAACACTTAAAACGGCTATACAAGACTATACTGAAAACACAGAAACAACGTTCGTTAACAATCTTCCTTTGTTTATTCGAGCCGCTGAAGAACGTATTCTAAAAAACGTTCAATTATCGTTCTTTCGTAAAAATGTAACCGCTAACTTTAGTGCGTCAGACCAGTTCTTAGCAATACCAAGTGATTTTTTGGCACCTTTTTCTTTGTCTTTTACAGACAGTAGTAGTAATAAAAATTTCTTAGATTTTAAAGACGTTAACTTTTTACAAGAATTTACACCTAATCCAGCGACTACAGGTAGTCCTAGATACTATGCAGTATTTGATGTCAGTAATTTTATTATTGCACCAACTCCTGCCAGTGCTCTTGCTGTTGAGTTACATTACTACTATCGACCGGGAAGTTTAACAACAAGTGGAGATTCAGGCACAACTTGGCTTTCTGAGAATGCAGAGCTTGCTTTGTTATATGCTTCTCTCTATGAGGCTTACACTTTTATGAAAGGTGAAGCAGATGTGCTACAAAATTATAATGCTAGGTTAGTTGAGGCAATAAGCTCATTAAAAATGCTTGGTGAAGCGAAAGAAGTTACACACGAGTATCGTGCAGGTAAGGTGGTTAGGCAGAAACAATGATGAATGGTATGAGCATGGACTTTGGACCGGCATTTCAGGTTGAAATACAAACAACTGATAACAGAGGTCAGACTCCAGAAGAAGTAACTGCTCGGTGTGTTAATAAAATTATTAGCATATCTGACCACGCCACGCCAGAAATAAGAGAACAAGCTCATGCTTTTCGTGCGAATCTTGAAAAAATTATTGTTTTGTATATGAAACAGGCGATTCGTTCAGATCGAACGACTGTGTATAATGCGATTAAAGATTCAGGCCATGACAAGTTGGCTGAATACATAAGGAGACTGTGATGGCTTTTAGTGGAAACTTTTTATGTAGTTCCTTCAAACAAGAGTTGTTGGAGGGAAAGCATAATTTTTTAGCAAGTGGTGGCAACACTTTTAATATAGCGTTGTATGATAACAGTGCTAGTTTTAATGCCGCTACAACAGCATATACAACCAGTAACGAAATTAGCGGAACAAATTACTCTGCAAAGGGACAGGCTTTGAACCCTGTCAATCCTACCTTAAGTGGCACAACTGCCCTTGTAGATTTTGCAGATGAGGTGTTTTCTAATGTGACCATTTCCTCTGTTCGCGGGGGTTTAATATTTAATGACAGTGCAAGTGGTGATCCATCTGTGGCTGTTTTGGATTTTGGTGCCGATAAAGCGGCGAGTTCTGGCGATTTCACGATTGTATTTCCAACAGCGGATGCGAGTAACGCGATAATCAGGATTGCGTAATGACCAGCGTTGTTGTCTCGCTCGGACTAGGGTGGAACTCGTCCACCACCGGCTGGGGCGAAGGCGGCTGGGGTAGCGATGTAGCGATTGGAACAAATGCCACGGCATCTGTTGGATCGGTAACAACGACAGGTGATGCTAATATCACCGCAACCGGACTAGGGGCAACAGCCAGTTTAGGCGTTGTCTTTGAAACACAAAATGGTGTTTCTGGTACAGCAACTTTAGGTAGTTTCTTTACCACAAATACGATAGGTGGAATGACATCATCGTTGGGCACAAGCAGTGTGACGGGCGATGCAAACATCACAGTAACGGGGTTGGCAGCAACAGGTGTAATCTCTTCTCGGGGTGTTTTAATATGGGGACAAATAATACCTGCGCCAGGGACAACGTATGCTGCAATAACTCCCTCACCAGGGACAACGTATGCTGCAATAACTCCCTCACCAGGGACAACGTATACAGAAATAGTAGTAAGGTGATTTAGATGACTAGTACCTTTGTAAATGATCTCCGACTAGAGGAGATGGCAACTGGAGAAAACTCAGGAACGTGGGGTACAAAGACAAATACGAACCTTGAGTTGATTGGTGAGGCACTGGGCTTTGGCACAGAAGCAATCACTACAAACGCAGACACACATACCAGCACAATTGCAGACGGAGCTACCGATCCAGTTCGTGCGATGTTCGTTAAGTACACCGGAACGTTAGATTCAGCATGTACTATCACAATAGCTCCAAACACTTTAAGTCGCGTACACATTATCGAAAACGCAACCAGTGGCTCTCAGAATATAATTATTAAGCAAGGTTCTGGAGCAACCGTCACCATACCAAACGGCATGGCATCTATTGTTTATTTAGATGGTGCTGGTAGCGGTGCAGCAGTCGTAGATGCACTGACTGATTTAAATATTGCTGGTACTTTCAACGCAGCCAGTGACATTGTTTCTGCTGGCACAATACAGGCAACGGGTGACACAGCAGCAGGAGATGGAGCCGCTATGGGCTTCACTTCCACAGAAGGCTTGATTCTGACAGGTCAAGGGTCAACTAACGATGTCACTATTAAAAATGACGCTGACGCAGATGTCATAGAAATCCCAACCGGAACGACAAACGTGACTGTTGCGGGAGCTTTGACGGCAGGGGGCATTCTTAAAACAGACGATGCTACCGACGCGACCAGCACCACTGATGGATCATTGCAAACAGATGGTGGTCTTTCAGTTGCCAAAGATGCTGTTTTAGGCAATGACCTGAAGCTCAAGTCTGATTCGTCTGTGTTGTCTTTTGGTGCAGATGGCGATGTCACTTTGACTCATGCGGCTGACACCAGTTTGACCTGTAATGTCTTAATGGCGGCAACGACCTTTGAGCCAAGCGGTGACACAGCCGCTGGTGATAACGCGGCAATTGGTTTTACTTCGACTGAAGGGATCATTATTACAGGTCAGGGTTCAACTAATGATGTGACCATTAAGAACGATGCTGACGCAGACGTAATCGAGATACCTACAGGTACAACCAATGTGACAGTTGCAGGTGGTTTGACAGTTGGTGCTGTGGCGACAGCCAAGACAGATACAGATACATCGAATACAGGTAGTGTCACATTAGACTTTTCTGCCAACCAAAATTTTGTATTAACACTGACAGGTAACGTTACATTGGCTAACCCGTCCACAGAAACGGTTGGTCAAAGTGGCTTCATCGTGTGCATACAAGACGGCACGGGCGGTAGAACACTAAGTTTAGGAACAGATTATGAGACAGCCGCTGGTGGAGGGATTACTCTGTCCAGTGCCGCAAGTGCTACAGACATTATACCTTATGTTGTAGCGGCTTCTAACCGCATCCTTTTGGGTGCTCCACAATTGGCATTTAGTTAATGTCTGGCCCATTTGGTTCATCGCAATGGATGTACGCCTCTGGCGGTTTTTATGGATTTGAAATCAGCAACTCCCTGCGCTTTAACGGAAGCACTAGTTTTCTAGCACGAACTCCATCCTCAACAGGTAATAGAAGAACATTCACTTATTCTTGTTGGTTTAAAATTGGAGACCCTAGTGAATTTCAAGTTCTTTTAGGTGCAGGTGATTATGATGGTGGTGCGGGAGCATTTAGATTAGTGATAGGCGGTACAGGTCGAATTTTACTAGAAGATTTTGATCAACCTGGTGGGTCTTACAATTTGCGATGGAATATTCCAGACACACAGATGGTGTTGGTAGATCCCGCAAGTTGGTATAATGCGGTTCTCTCCATTGACACAACACCATCAACACCTGTTATAAAATTATTTATAAACGGAACAGATATCACTTCAAGTTTTACTAATAAACTTGCTACGCCTTCTCAAAATGACCAACTATTTATTAGTGTAAGCGGTGAGCCTATAAGAGTTGGTTATGATCAATTAGGTAATAAATATCATAACGGTTATCTGCAAGAGTGCGTTTACTTAGATGGAACAGCCGTATCTGATGCTAGCGATTTTGGAGAGCTTAAAGAAAATATCTGGATACCAAAAAATTATTCTGGCGGTTCATTTGGAACAAATGGTTTCAGATTAGAAATGAAACAGTCAGGAACAGGAACAGCATCAGCATCAACTGTTGGAGCCGACACTTCTGGCAATAACAATCACATGACTAGCACAGACATTGCCTCTACTGATCATATGTCTGATTCTTGCACTAATAATTTTTGTGTTATGAATCCAATCGGACATTCAGATGGAGCGACACCGGGAACATTGTCAGCGGGCAATCTGGTCGTTAATACTGGCGATGCTAAGACTATCACGTATGGAACCTTTGCTATACCAACAAG